TATTCAACTCGACCAAGGAAAGATACTTGATCACGGCCACCTACCTAATGCCGAGATCCGCCAAGTGCTCATCGGTCGCGAATACGACCGAGTGGCTTGCGAGATGATCGCCAGCTACGGCATGGCGGTGGGGTCTTCAACATTCGAGACGTGCGTATGGATCGGTAGGTTCATCGAGGTTGCACGGGTGGACGTGGAACTAATCTTTCGTAAAGACATTAAGCTTTTCCTATGCGGCACGATGCGGGCCAAGGACGCAAACATTCGCCAAGCCTTGATCGACAAGATCGGGACGCAGGGAACAAAAGCCCAGCCGGGGCCAACCTACGGCATCAAATCCCATTCATGGGCGGCACTCGCTGTGGCCGTATTCGCAGCACAAAACAACAAAGGAAAATAGAAAATGAAAGACGAAATAAAATTAGCAACAGATTGGAGTTACTTTGAAAATAAGTATGCGACAAGGATTCCAGATGACATAGAATATGTGGAGCCGGTTAACCCATATGAAACAGATTGGTCAGATAAATTGAAGCAAGTAAATAAAAATGGATATTATATTGTTCATTGTAGTGAGCAACCGTGGAATTATAGCCCATCAATTTATGGTGAAATATTGGAATGGAAGGGATTGACATGGGAAAGAAATGAAGAAAAATATGATTCAGTTTTTCGATTACATGATCCTGTGGATGAAACCAGAATCATATGGTGTGATGCAAGTTGTATCACTTACATACCTGATTCACATATTGTAGCTGTAAAAAAACAGCCATTTAAATACCTGCATGAATATATTCGTATTTATGAAAAAATATCACAAACTGAAAAAAGATATGGATATTTAAAGGCATTATCCTATGATCATTATGAAACATCAGATGAAAATAGATATGCGTTTTATGCTACATTTGAACTTGATCAATATTCTGAAACTTATGAAGTTCCAGATTTAGAATTATTTAAATTATTATCTGAAAATCTTTTAAAACATGCTTATATAAGATTTAATTCAGACGCGTTAGATCATCATGCGTTATATATTAAAAAGACCAATAATGTGTGGTCTGTTGAAACCCCATAGAAAATAAAACAAATGAAAACAACAGAAGATGGATGGGCTGAAATTAGAGAATGGAATCCAACCTACAAAGCAAATCATCGCCCTACTTGGTTTAAGGAAAAGGTAAGATTATTACATCAACTTAAAGATGGCGAGTATAAGCCATTTGAAGAACTTAATATCTATGGATGGGGATCAGGATGGGATCATACTGGTAGCATCAAAATAGATGGTGAATTTCATCGCGCTGTTTATTCAATGCCATACGGAAACCATGATGAATCAATGCAAAAATTTGCAGATGAGCATTACATGGGGCTAGAAATCCAAGATTCATCTCCTTGGAATGCAGGAACAAAATTGTATATATTCAGAAAAAACAAAAACAAAAATTAATAAAATATGAAAATAACAAAAGGAAAACAACAGCGCGCCCAGCGAGTAGTCATCTACGGAGTTGAGAGCGTAGGCAAAAGCACATTTGCGGCCAAATTCCCAAGGCCCCTATTCTTGGACATCGAGGGCGGAACAAGTCACCTGGATGTTGACCGCTGCGAGGTCGGGACGTGGAAGCAACTGACGGACGCTCTAGCTGAGGCTAAAGCGACCGACTACAAAACCATCGTCATCGACAGCGCAGACTGGGCAGAGCGCCTGTGCGTTGAAGACCTACTCGCCAGCACCAAAAAGACCAGCGTCGAAGATTTTGGCTTTGGTAAAGGGTGGGTAATGGTAGCGGAGCGCATGAGCCGGTTCCTGTCGTCAGTCGATCAACTCATTGACGCCGGAAAGAACGTGGTGATGATCGCTCACTCTAAAATCGTCCGCTTCGAGGCTCCAGACGCCTTGGCAGCATATGACCGATACGAGTTGAAACTCAGCAAACAATCGGCTCCGCTATTGAAAGAGTTCGCGGACGAGCTTTGGTTCCTACGGTTTAAGACCAAGGTATCAACGACAGACAGTGGCAAGGGAAAAGGCATCGGCGGCAAGGAGCGGATCCTCCTAACTACGCACTCCGCAGCCTACGATGCAAAGACGCGCAGCGGCCTTGCGGAAGAGTTGCCGCTCGAATGGGCATCGGTCGCGCATTTGTTCGAAGCCGTTGCAACTAAACAGCCAGATCATATTGTTGACGCCAACGAAATGGTCGGATGGCAGGCACGGCTCGCAGAGCATGAGGGCGCGGTAAATCAGTTCTTGCTCGCTCGCGGAGTATTAACGAGCGAACAGACTTGGCGCGACTGCGCACCGGAATACCTGGAGCGCGTTGCGCTTCGCGTCGATCAGTTCGTCAATACGGCGGTCGAATGGAGGGCAGCAAATTCGTGACAAATACTACCCATTATTTGCAACATCACTTATACCTTAAGTATTTAAAATAAAATGAGTAAAGAAATATCACCTAGCACGCTTCCCAAACTTGCCGAATGCGCCTTGTTCGAGGGCGCAGGCGGATCGAGCGCGGCAGCGGAGCGCGGCACGGCGGTAGACATTGCGATCCGAAACCTGATAGCAGGAAATGAGATTGAACCTATGTCAGATGTCGTCGGGTTTGATTTTAGTCCCATCGACTTCGGGGTCAAACAACTCAAGCGACTCGCGAGGCATTCGTTCATCGAAACTCGCGAAGAATACTTGGCGATGGCAGTTCCTGGACTAAGCAAGCTCGGAACGGCGGATGCAGTCTGCAAAGAGCAGAAATGGGTTGCTGACATCAAAACTGGACAGGTGCGGAACTATCGCGAGCAACTCGCGGCTTACGCATTGGCGTGCATGGAGGACAACTTCGACACGAGTTGGACGGCGCACGTCATATATGTCGATCAAAGCATGATTCGTAGCTATGATTTTAGCTACGAGGAAGCTCAGCAAATAACAAAGCGCACAATAGACCGCGCAACAAGCGCGGAGGCCAAGCCGACGCCTTGCGAGTATTGCAGTTGGTGCAAGCACTACAACAGCTGCCACGCCATCGTGCGGCAGGCGGAGAGCGCTATCGCGCTTATCCCAGACATCAACGGAAACAGCATTGAAGCGATCCGCCAGCGTATACTCGCAACAGCGGAGTCGATGGGAGCATTCGCGAAGGAGTGGAAGCTCGCAGAAAAGGAGATCGCCGAGCCGGTGCTCGGTCATCTCAAGACGAGACTCGAAAACGGGGACGAAGTTCTAGGATGGAAACTCACCAGCATGAGCGGAAGGAAATTTGTGGAAACAGAAGCAATAGCCAAAGCAAGCCAAAACATCACAAAAGAGACATTGATCTTAGCAATGGGCGGTAAGCTATCAGAAAAGAGTTATCTGGAACTCTGCGCCAATAACGGCGTGGAGCCAGACCAAACGGCGATCAAGGCGGGATCACCGACAACGCAGTTACGCCAAACAAAAATAAAATAGAAAACAAAAATGCCAACATACAAAGCAAGCGAACCAAAACAAGCGGCCATCTACTTCGTAGAGCCTGGAACCTACGAAGTCGAGATCGTGAAGGCGGTCGAGAAGACTTCCCAAGCCGGAAACCCTACCATCAAGCTCGACGTAGCCGTCATTCTTGAAAGCGGCATCGAGGGGCCGAAAATGTGGGAACATCTCACGTTCACTCCCAAGGCAGCGTGGAAGGTTGATCAAGTGCTTTCGAGCATCGGTCGCGCCGTCATCCCAGGCGAAGACGTAACGGTCGAAGCCGAAGACTTGATCGGAGAAAAAGGCGTCTGCCTTATCGGCGTCGAAGCAGGACAGACCAACCCAGATCACCAGTTTAACTGCGTGGAGCGGTGGCTCTTCGGAGACGAGAAAACCAAATGGCTAGGCAACCGGCGCAAGCCAGCGGCCAAGACAGACAAACACATCGTTGCTAAAAGCAACGGATACGTTGCACAACCCCAAGACGAAACCGACGATATTCCGTTTTAAGAAATGAACGGAACTCTCTCTCTCCGGTTGTGTATTTGCATGAATGACTGCCCTGTTGGCCTACGTCTCGAAAGGGGCGATCCGCTGCCAGTATACCAGCATACATACGACGACTCGCCGGAGGGGAGAGCACTCGCGGAAACCCACCTAGAAAGAATAGAAGACTATGTTCGACGGCATAACAAAGATGTTAAATCTCGCAAGACTAGTTAAAGAACAGATGAATGATCTTGAATTACTTGTTGAATTATTAAACATTCGCGTCGAGTCGCTCACAGAAGAGAACGACCGACTCATAAAAGAAAACAAGGCGCTCCGCCAATTTCTCTCAGGCCAAGATGAATAAACAAGAATGGCGCGGGTATCCGCTCCGGTGTTGGCCTAACCACCAAGACGACTGCTACCGATGGGACTGGGAAATCCAGATCGACGGCAAGTGGGTCGAGGTTGTAACTCAAGCAACTAGGTGGATCGAGGCGGAAGCCGAGGAGACTTTGCAGCGTTATTTGACAAACAGAGTCAAGTCAATATATTCAAATTTAGGCCGTGAAAAAGCCTTTCATTCATGCAACATAAACACCAACAAAATCCATTTTCCCTTCGTGCGCGTCGGAGCCTTTGCATGGGCCAATTTTTCAGCCGACAAGCGCGAAGGGATTTTTTCACATTATGCAAACGGAACTTCCCGATCATGCTCTCGAAGAGTATGTCATTCGGGCCTTCAATTCATCGCGCAGACGCGGCGCAATCGATAGGCTCGACATAGCACAGCAATTATTGCCTTACGGCGCTCATCCTGCCTATTGGCAGGCAGCAAAGAAAATAGCAGACCATGTGCTCGATCACATGGCAATGCAGGGTAAACTACACAAAGACGACCAAGGTTGGTGGTATCTTGATGGGGGGCTGAAATGAACATCGAAGAAGCCCGGCAACGCCTGCCATTACCTGATCTCATGGCAAAACTAGGTTTGGGAGATTACGCAAAATCAAAATCCAAATCACCATTCCGCGATGAGAAAAACGCATCGTTCGGAATATACAATACCAACGGTCGCTGGCGTTGGAAAGACCACGGCACGGGAGAAGGTGGGGATGAGATCGATTTCCTAGCCAAGCTCGAAAACAAAAGTAACCATGACGCGATGTTGGCTTACGCTGAACTTGCAGGAATGCCGATCCACGAGAAGCGACCAGAACCTGCGCGGTTCAAGTTAAAGACGAGCACTCCGACAACATCCGACTGGAGCAAATACAAGGCAGCGGCAACAGACGAGTTTCTGCACAAGCTCTCAGAGCAAAGGGGCGTCAGCTTCAATATAATGAAGACCGCTCGCGACAATGACATACTTGGCGCATCTGGAGATCAACCGGCATTTAAATCTGGTGATGGCGCTCACGTCAAATGCGCTGGGGGAGGGTGGAGGTTTGAACCAAAAGGAACGCAGAATGTGCCGCTTGTATTTGGAGATCAAAACTCCAAGAACGTCTATTTCTTCGAGTCGCAATGGGACTTGCTCGCCATTGCCGATATGATCGGTGAAAGTTGGAATACCGTATTGTGGGTGGCATCGAGGGGGGCAAGTAACGGAAAGTGCATCGAAGCCTTCGCGGAAGATCGCAAGGTCTACGCATTCCCGCAAAACGACACTCCAAAGAAAGATGGAAAGATACCATCCGAGGCGTGGATGCAGGATGCGGCTTCGGTTTGCAAGAATATCCTGCGCGTGAGAACGCCGTCGAAATTCGGCGACGCTAACGACTGGATTCGATCAAAGGAGACTAACCGTAGGGAGGTCATCGCAGCGATCAAAAACGCAACCGATCCGGCAATGGTAGGAGTCGAGATGCATAGTTTCGAGGAACTATTCAGTTTCGTCCCGAAGGAAGACAACACGACGCTTCTCGGAGATCGGTGGGTATGCCAAGGCGGTCAGTTGCTTATCGTTGGTCAGTCAGGCGTAGGAAAATCATCACTAACCGTCCAGGCTGCAATGTTTTGGGCGCTCGGAATGCCATTCTTTGGAATAAAGCCAAGACGCGAACTGAAAAGCCTATTCATCCAAGCCGAAAACGACACGGGCGATATGGCAGAAATTGTGCAGGGCGTCATGTCCTATGTCGTCGCAAATTGCGGCCTGCCACAAGCACAGGCTGTAAGTAAGCTAACCGAGAACATCACATTTGCGCGTGTCACTTCTCAGACCGGCGCCGACTTCATCGACGTTGTCGGCAGGTTGCTCGATAAGAAGGGAGACTGTGACTTGGTATTTGGCGATCCGCTCTTGAGCTATATCGGCGATGATATAAGCCAACAGAGCGTCGCCAGCTCATTCCTGCGCGGACTATGCAACCCCATTGCATTTCAGCGTAAATTCGCATGGGTATGGAGTCACCATACAGGCAAGCCACAAGGCGACTCCAAGAGCCGCGCACATTGGAATACAAATGACTTCGCCTATGTCGGACTCGGATCATCCGAACTCACAAACTGGGCAAGGGCGATATGCGTCCTTCAAACAACAAAGGAGGATGGCACATTTCGGCTTCTATTAGCCAAACGTGGACGTCGGGCTGGCGTAGTTGATGAAATAGGTGATTCGACTACTCAAATAGG